CCGGCAGAGATGAAGATGGAGTCCACTGAGGAGCTGGAGCGCTCGATCGAGAACATTGAGCTGATCAACCGCAAGGTCCGCGCCAACCTCGACAAGGCGAAGGCCGAAGAGGATGCGAAGCAGTACATGGACCAGTACACGGAGCTGTCTCAGGCAATCGAGGACGTCAGGAAGCAGAAAGCCAGTCTGCTTGACAATGCAGATCTCCCGCTTCCGGGACTGTCTGTCAAGGACGGCGAGCTGATCTACAACGGCCAGCAGTGGGACAACATGTCAAGCGCAGAGCAGATGATCGTCTCCACATCGATCGTCCGGAAGCTCAATCCGAAGTGCGGCTTTGTTCTCCTGGACAAGCTGGAGGCGATGGACCTGGACACCCTCAGAGAGTTCGGAGCGTGGCTTGAACAGGAAGGACTGCAGGCGATTGCTACCAGGGTGAGCACCGGCGACGAATGCAGCATTGTAATCACTGACGGCTACGTCGAAGGCCAGAACGGAGTCTTTGCAAAGGAAGAAAAACCTGCACCTGTAGCCACCGGATGGTCAGGAACAGGATTTTAAGGAGGTATAAATGAACATTATTACAGGAAAGCTTCCGGCGGCGAAGCGGATCGTGATCTACGGCGCCGAAGGAATCGGTAAGAGCACGCTGGCAAGCCAGTGCCCGGATCCACTCTTCATTGATACTGAAGGCTCCACTACTCACATGGATGTCAAGCGCTTTGAGGCGCCTACATCGTGGCAGATGCTCCTGGATCAGGTTCAGTACGTTATCAGCAACCCTACGGTCTGCAAGACGCTGGTCATCGATACGGCAGACTGGGCAGAGCAGCTTGAGATCAATGAGCTGTGCCGGAAGAACGGCTGGGCAAGCATTGAGACTCCCGGCTACGGCAAGGGATACCAGTACAGCGCGGAAGAGTTCGGGAGACTGCTGAACAAGCTGACGGAAGTCGTAAATAAGGGCGTGAACGTTGTGATCACAGCGCATGCATCGCTCAGAAAAGTCGAGCTCCCGGAAGAGCTCGGAGCTTACGATCACTGGGAAATGAAGACGTCAAAGAAGGTGGCACCCATGATCAAGGAATGGGCCGACGTCGTGCTCTTCCTTAATTACCAGGTGAATATCGTGAACGTTGACGGACAGGGCCAGCTGAAGGGCAAGAACAAGGCACAGGGCGGCCGCAGGACCATTCACACATCGCATACTCCCTTCTGGGATGCGAAGAACCGCTTTGGCATGCCGGAAGAGATGCCGCTTGAGTACGCTTCGATCGCGCCGCTGTTCGATGGACAGGCCCGGAAACCTGAGGATGTAAAGCAGTTTCAGAAGCCTGAGCCCAAGCCCGTACTCGCACCAAAACAGAGTGCACCCGCGGATCCGGCGCCTAAGGAAAAGACAAGCGAAGCTTTACAGGGATTTGTAGCAGAAAAAGATCTCTACTTAAAGAAGGGGGAAGAGGTCTTCCACATTAAGTCAGGGTCTGTTGTTCCCGGAGAGCTTCTGGAAGCTGAACAGATCAGCAAGGCCGAGTATGATGCACATCAGCCTCAGCCGGTGAAGAAGCCGGAAGACATCAAGAACCTTCCGACAGAGTACACAGAGCCCGATCCGCGCATCAATAAAAAGCTGAGAGACCTCATGATCGAATCACAGATCGATGAATGGGAAGTCCAGCAGATCGCAGTCTCTAAGGGATATGTGCCCGCAGGAATGCGTGTGGCAGATTATCCGCCGGACTTCGTGGAAGGATGGGCTGTCGGTTACTGGCCTCAGCTCAAAGCGGCCATCATGGACATGAGACAGAAACAGGAACTTGAATACAAATAAGTAAAGGAGACAGATATGGGAAACGTATTAGACCTTAATGACAGCATCAATCAGGAAAGCCAGTTTGTAGATGTGCCGGAAGGCGAATATGACGCAAGAGTTGACCACGTAGAGGCAGGCTACTGCCAGTGGGCGAATGAATACAACGGGAACCCTCTGCGCAGCGTGTTCCTGAATCTCAGTATGCCGGACGGATCAGAGGCACAGCTCCGCGATGATCTTGTGCTGAATAGCGACTTCGAGTGGAAACTGTCCCAGCTGTTCCTCGGTACCGGACAGAAGAAGAAGGGCGAACCGCTGCCGAATCTCGGCAGGGCCCTCAATGAACTCCCCGGCCTCACATGCAGGATCCGCGTCAAGAAGACCCAGGGCAAGGGTGACAAGGCGGACAAGACCTATACCAATATCACCTATCTTGAGAAGAAGCCCGCAGCGAATAAGTGGGGAGGCGGTTTCTAATGATGAAGCTGAGGCCCTATCAGGAAGAGGCCTTTGAACATGTCTTTGCAGAATGGGATGACGGCAGGAAGAAGACTCTTGTCGTCATGCCTACCGGCACCGGTAAGACTATTGTTTTTGCCAAGATCGTCGAGGAGTGCGTGCGCCGCGGATACCGCGTGCTGATCATGGCACACCGCGGGGAGCTCCTCGACCAGGCGGCCGACAAGATCTTCAAAGCTACCGGCCTGCGGTCATCAGTAGAGAAAGCGGAGCGGTCATGCCTCGGAGAATGGTATCGGGTGGTAGTTGGATCAGTCCAGACACTCATGAGCGAGAAGCGCCTGAAGCAGTTCCCGAAGAACTACTTCGATGTGATCATCATCGACGAAGCCCATCACTGCATCAGCGCAAGCTATCAGAATGTGCTGCAATACTTCAGCGATTCAAAGGTCCTCGGCGTCACAGCGACGCCTGACCGGGCAGATATGAAGAACCTCGGGAGCTACTTCGAGTCGCTGGCATTTGAGTACACGATGCCGGAAGCGATCCGCAGCGGGTACCTGGTACCGATCAAGGCACTCACAGTGCCGCTTAAGATCGACATAAGGAACGTGGGAGTCAGTGCCGGCGACTTCAAGGTTGGAGAGATCGGAACAGCGCTGGACCCGTACCTGTATCAGATCGCTGATGAGATGGTCAAATACTGCATGGACCGGAAGACGATAGTGTTCCTTCCGCTGATCGCCACATCTCAGAAGTTCATGAAGATCCTGAACGAACGCGGATTCGTGGCCGGTGAAGTAAACGGCAACAGCGAGGACCGCGCCCAGATCCTCCAGGACTTCGAGGACGGCAGATACAATGTGCTCTGCAATTCCATGCTCCTGACAGAAGGATATGACTGCCCGGCTGTGGACTGCATCATCGTCCTGAGGCCTACAAAGTCAAGACCGCTCTATGCTCAGATGGTTGGACGCGGCACGCGGCTTTCTCCGGCTACAGGGAAAGAGCACCTGCTGTTGATCGACTTCCTATGGATGACTGAGAGACACGAATTATGTCATCCTGCGGCGCTGATCTGCGAGGACGAAGAAATCGCCCGGAAGATGACAAAGAACCTCGAAGAGAATCCCGGCGAAGCAGTAAACATCGAAGCGGCGGAAGAAAAGGCCTCAAATGATGTCACTATCGAGAGAGAAGAGGCACTTGCCGCACAGCTGGCTGCTCAGCGCAGGAAGAAGAGCCGCCTTGTGGATCCTCTGCAGTATGCCATGAGCATTAACGCCAGAGACCTGGTGGATTATGTCCCGCCATTCGGATGGGCTGCTCAGGATCCGTCTCAGGACCAGCGTGATCGTCTCGAAAAGCTGGGCATCAGGTCAGACAATGTCAAGAGCCAGGGAGAAGCAAACATGCTCCTCGATAAGCTGTCAGAGCGCAAAGCGAAGGGGCTTGCTACTCCCAAACAGATAAAACAGCTTGAAATGAGAGGCTTCCAAAATGTCGGCACATGGTCATTTGAGCAGGCTCGGAACCTGATCGATAGGATCGCCGGCAATGGATGGAAGACGCCAAGAGATATTAACCCTAAAGCATACAGACCTCCGGCTGATCAGCAGAAAGCCTCGGGGTGGTGGTAAATGGAAAACAAAACTGATTTAAGAGAATTACTTGATCATATCGATCCTTCGATCCTCGATTATCAGACATGGGCAGAAGTTGGGATGGCCCTCAAATATGAGGGCTTTCCCTGCTCGGTCTGGGAAGACTGGTCGAGGCGTGACTTCGGCCGCTTTCATGAGGGTGAGTGCCATAAGAAGTGGCGGACCTTCAAGCGTGACGAAGGCGTGACCGGCGGGACGATCTATCACCTGGCTGTGGAACACGGATGGGCTCCGAAACATGAGGCCGGCAGGATTCTGTCCCTGGATGATTCGATCGAGTACGAAGGCTCCATCATCGGCGAAGGATGGGCCGAGAGCAGGGAGTTCGAGGAGCCGGAACAATGGCAGCCTGAAAAGGAGCTGACGCGGTATCTCGAAACACTGTTCCAGCCGGAAGAGATCTTCGGATTCGTGACGGAATCGTTCAGTAAGGCGAACAAAGACGGACAGGTCAAACTGGTACCTGCCAACAAAGGCATATACACCAAAAAGGTCGGCGATGTAGTAAATCAGCTCAAGACCGGCACGATCGAGGAC